AGTCTATTTTTCAATGATCCAGAATAAACCACTGCCCATAGCTGATATCCCCCAATAAACAAAGCACCTATAATGAGCCAATAGTTAGGATCTTCATACTCAGCACATATGCTAAGAGGTAAGCAGACCAAATGACAAAGCGAGATCAGGATCTCATTAGGCTCTGAATCTGAATAAAGGAATATATTCTTTGCTCTCTTTAACCCCATATCTTATATATTACTCTTCCATTCTGCCTAACGGCCTGTAGAACCTCTCCTCTGTTGTTCTCTGTCTTATAACTGACATGAACCCAATCAGGGTTCTCATCATCTCCAAACTCCCAAATCAGTTGGTCAAACTCCAGATTGTTCTTAATGAATTCAAAGATCAGGAAGTTATCTACTGATCCATCTAAATCTAGAGCCTCTCCTTTTGAATGCTGAGATCCTGATGCTCCACCGATCAGATCATTCAATGCTTTAGATCTATATCCTGAACTCACTATGATAGGCTTCTGGAAGTGATCTCTTACAGGTTGGAATATCTTAGTAGCTATCTGGATCAGGTTAGATAGATGTTCGCCACTAGGCTTGTTACTGATACCATTCTTGATAGCAGTAGCACTCTTAGTCGCTTCATCTAATGTTAGATTCTTACTTAACTTCATATTCTTATATTGAAATAATGCACATAGCATCATATCGTTGTTAGTTCTATACAGGCTTCATCGGATAGGGCAGTTGGGAAGCAAGTTATATTAGTAAACTTTTCACCTGTTGGTGTGTACATACCAAATCCTGATGCAACTCCTAATGTGTTTGGTCTAAAAGAATCTATTTGTGTAGCAGAGCCTCTTGCTTCGCCATTTGCAAATATCTTCACTTCGCTGCCATTCCAACGCATAACATACTTTGTATTGTTTTGAAAGTTTGTTGTTACGACAACACTTGGAGAACACATAGTAAGCAAGAAATAAACCGAGTTACTCCTACCTCTTAATTGAAAGTATTCTCCATTTGTAGTATCTCGCATTGCTATTGAGCGACCATCAGTTGTAAGTTGTCTAAACAAAGGCTCATCTACTTCAAAGAATAATGTTCCCTCCGTAGGATTAAAGAAATTACTTAATCCTGCTGCTCCTTCAAATAAAACATCAGCCAACCTCGTTTGCGATACCCCATATGTAGGTATGTAACTTGATGGGTAGGAGCCTTGTTCAAATTGAGCACCATATAAATAACCTTCATCTCCTACAACTGCTGTTTCAGCAGGGAAGTCAATTCTGACTAATAAATCACCTGCACCTGTTGGAGTTGTTTTTGCCTCAAATCTCTGCCAATCACTTGTCAATGTAAAAATGTCCTCTTGATTTTGACCTGTAGCACTTGCTAAATATAAAAATCTTGTTTTGATTTGCTTACCAATTGTACTACCCTTACCCTTCGCATAAAAAGTAAATGTATAAGGAAGAACATCTACATTTACAAAATCAAATATAACGGGGTCAGTTGTTGTGGCTATAAATTTTGTAGCATTATAATAGCCTTCTGGGCTTAATGTTTCTTTAGTATTTTCTTCTGTTGTGAATCCAGTTTTTGAAGCCCAACTTAGAGCCATAAAGTATTCCGAGTTAGGAATCAAATTAGTCCTACTCGGTTCAAGCAATAAAGAAGGACACGAACCATTAGAATAATCTAATCTCGGCATATCCTCAAGTATCCCTCCTGCAACAGGAGCAGTAGTAGTCTCTACATAAGGGTAGGCTACCATTCCTTGATTGAGCATTGCATCTTGGATGAGGATAGAACCTGTAGTTCCGCTTGTATCGCCATTAGCATCAGCAACATAAAATTGAGCATATTGTGCAGATGTTACATTTGCCGTAAAGGTGCAACGATACCATCCGCTCCCTATGCTTGTTATGGTTGCATCAATAGAATTATCAGAACCCAAAACACCATTCGCTAAATCAAAATAAGTTGTTGCTCCTCCGTAAGTTATACGCATCCAATTATTTGTACCCGCTTTAAAATATGCGCTTAATGTTTGAATACCCGTATCAGTAACATATTGGCGAATCCTTCCGTTTGCTGCACTCTTACTCAAGAGCCAAGCATCATTAGAACCATCATATCCCGATTGACCACTTGTTGCAGTTAAATCAGTTTGTAACCAAGTCGTAGTAAACGAATTACTCTGCAACAAGAGATTCTCATACCCCTTCTCTATATTACCATCCGCATTAACACGAGTAGCACTTATATTACTACCTCTTGTGAATGTAAAGTCTCCTGTTCCATCCGTAGGCTTTAAACTCCCAAGTGTACCATCCTCATAGCCACTCGGTATCATTACCAAACTTGCCGCTTCTAATGCATTCATATTTCTATCGCTACCAATTCATTCAACGCTGCGTAAGTACAAGCCTCCGCCTCAAATACATCCATACGAGCCTGTAATGTATATACATACTCACTTGTCTCTACTATCTTCTGGATCGTTCTGGTAATTGTCTCACCTTGATTCGGATCTGCTAGATAAGCAGCTAGTGTTAATGTTCCATCAGCAAGTCCTGATACATCAACAGGAACATCTAACTCCGTATTCCCTCCCATATTCACTGATCCTAGCAGGATCTGATCATTCACATCAGTAATAGAATAATAGACATAAGCCTGAGCCTGTCCATTACCTACATGAAAAGAAGCACTCTCAAAATTCTGGAAGTCTAAAACACTTTGATTCCATTCAATAGTATATCCAGAAGGCGGCTCAGTATCTACACTAATACCTATCCCCTGTGCCCATAAAGATCCATCACAACAATCTATAGAGTAGGTGTTTCTGCCTTTACATAAACAACCTCTCTTGCCTCCCTTAGGAGATGTTCTTGAAGGTGTCTTAAATTTCTTCATCTATTGGTGGGTTACAATATGTTGAGTTAGGGTATAGGATACAATAGGCAGTAGCGTATTCATCTCTTGAACTTGAACTACCAAAGGAGTGAATACCCATAGGAGTAGGCCAGACTAAATACTGCTGCCATACTTGGTTAGGGACATTCTTCCAATGTACATCTACGGCATACTTCTCACTTACTATCGCAGGGGTGAGTTCGTTTCCTTCTTCATCATATGTTGCAGGAGTTGTGGTAAGGTATCCCAACTTCACTACTGCTTCAGTTAGGTTTCCTTCCTCATCTCTTAAGAGGTCTATTGCAGCATCTGCTGCTGCCTCATCTACATATTCATATTTACGAGTTATCATAGTTCTGGCTCTGGCACAGGAACATATTCAATACGCTCCAATGCATTTAGTTGGTCGTGTATTGCCGCAAAAGCAGAATCATTCAATACCGCAGTTCCTACAATCCAATTGTCGTTTCCATCTTTAGCAAACTTCAAAAGGTTGTCTCCGTTTCTATATCCATCTAAAGCCTCGTATTGGGCTTGTGTTGCTTTTAATACTATCATAGGGCAGATATATAATTTTGAATAGCCGTGTTTAAATCTGCTTGTTCGCTTGTAAGGTCTGCACCCATCCCCCACATTCCGTGACCCACATTAGAAAAGAAAATTCCAGAGGCTCCATTATTCGCTGCAAAATTCCAAACACTCACAGATGGTACGGATGTACTTGTAGCTGAAGTATTTTGTGAAACAAAAGAACCATTGAAATACAAGTTAATTGTGTTTGAATTAGGTCTATTTACCAATTGTAATCCAACGCCTTCATTCGCACCAGAATTAGCAAGTCCTGCCGTACTATTCAAATAGTTTTCGCCATATCCAAATGGACGCCCCGAAATCATAGCATATCCTTCCCCGCTTTTAAATGTTCCTTCATATGCTTGTACTTGACCAGCGGTAGCAAGTTCGGAACGATACATAAACATAGATGCATTATTTAACTGATAATTAACAGCATCGGTGCTTGGTGCGTAGTTTGTATCTAAATAAGAACTTGAAGCATTTCCTCTAAATCCAATATCAGTTGTAAATGTCGGGCTATTCACTTTGGTTACTTGATGACTGCTCGGTGCTTTCCAGTTTAATGTCGCATAGTCGCTATCGCCATCCGTAGCGAACACATAGAACACATCAAGTTTGTCCCAAACACCCGCAGTTTTTAAATCCGTTACAAGAGTATTCTGCAAGGTTTGTTGAGCAGCACTTGGTGCAGTATATCCTAAAGCAGTTGACCTATCTAATACCGCTTGATAGTCGGTGTCAAATCCACCGCCTGCTAAATCAGCATATGCACTACCCCAACTTATATTATTGTCAGTATTGCCCCAAGCAGTAGACTCATATATCTTTCCCCAATTAATGTTGTTGCTCATTTCTTATTCTTTTTCATGAGATACTTCTTCAACTTCTGGATGTTAGCCTGTTTAGGCTTATAGGTAGTTCTTACAGAACCCATCCTGCGAAATTCTGATTCTTAGTAGGGTACATATCATCATTGTTATTCTGATTGTACTCTGGATAAGTAGCATTATTGAAACTCATATGATCTACAAATCTCCTCGCATAATGCTCTGCTATATCTCGCTCCTTCTGTACTAAATAATCTAGATCCTCCTTAGTAACACTCGTTCCATTCTCTGATCCTTTAGTATAGATGCCTCCATTTGCTACTTTAAAGTGGATATAAGGCAGTATCTCTATCGCTGCATAGTGTATGACCATATCCTGAATATAATCATCTAAGAGAGTCTGATAGTTAGTAGGTATGCTACCTGCTGCTATATCAGTTTTAAACTTCTCAAATAATCTCGTTCCCATTATGCCCTGAACATGAATGTCCTGAGCAATCTTGATGAATTGAATCATCTGATCACGATCAACATTACCATTGATCCCTGTTCTCTTTATAACATCAGCAGGGCTGACAAATAGTACCTGTGCCATATTAGTTTAATTTTCCTCTGTTAGGCATATCAATAGGGCGAGTATTTGCAGTATCATAATCCTTAGGATTAATCTTACTCTGTGGAACACCTGCTGCTGAAGCCTGTGAAGGTGCTACTCTCTTATCATTTTCTAAAGCCTCTGTCTGACTCTTAGGTAAGAACTTACCTCCTGATCTCTTTCTCATGTAAATGAGTCGCTGCCATTTATGATGACAATACGCTCCTCCCTTATACTTGAAGATAGAATATGTGCTTCTACCCTTAGGTGAGAATTGACCATTCACTCCAGAGAAACTCATTTGATTGATATCCTCTTTTCTATAGACCTTACCACCATCAGACAATCCAACCATCTCAACACAGAAGGTTCTGCTATTACTACTCAATGATCCTGAGTATCTATAGCGAATCTTAAACATACCTGCATCTTGTGAAGATCTCTCCTCAGCATCACCATATGAACTCACTGCAGCCATACTAACCGATGTGATCGCCTCTACGATCTGATCCTCATTATCTGGATCATCCACATCCTGCACCGCAGTTAATTCCCACTCCTCTTCATTGATATCCTCACCTTTATCAGCTAGGTATTCTAACCATTCCTTTTCATCCTCTTTCGTGAACTCTGGATCTGCCGCCATCTTGATTCCTGTTTCTTCCTCAATCACTTCCTGATCAGTAACATCCTCAACATCTGTAAACTCTAAAGGAGTTAATGTCTTGAAGTAAAGATTCAATGAAACATTATTGAAGGCTAGGATCTCATCTATAGCGTTAATCACCTGATTCTGCTTAGGTCTGATCACACTATTATCAAACAAAGTGAATGCCGTTTTAATCTCATCAGCATTATTCCCTAATCCTGTCTGATCCTTAACACCAAATAACATAGGGGAAGTGATTCTATGACCTACTAGGACCTTCTGTTGTGATTCCTTAGATAAGAACTCATATTGATTATGAGCATCTGATAACTGAACAGGCTCAATAGAAGCAGCAGTATCTGCTGAATCATTAAAGGAAAGGATAAACTTCCCTGCATTGGATGAGCCTCCCCACTTCTGCTTAATCTGAGATTCAATGTTCGCTCTTTCCTCCTCTGGTGGAACTCCGTTATTAAAGTTCACAATCATAGAAGGAGCAAGTCCGTTCTTAATGTTATTGATATGGTAGTTTGCTACCTCACCCTCTAACTCAGCATAAGGTAATGCACCTTGATAATCAACAGGGGAATAATAGTAAGAGCCACTGCGATAAGGTCTGAAGTATAAGATCTCAACTTTATCTCCTTGTGAGCCATAACCAAAAGCAGGAATGCGATCAACACCTTTCTTAGATCGTACCTCTTCCCAATTATAAGCATAGTAATATGCCTCAACTTCTCCCTCTTCATTACACTTCTCTGCTCTAAGAGTCTCTACAGGCATATGATATACCTCAACGATCTTAGTCTTATTCTGATTGTAGATCAATTGAAACGCACCATTACCTAGCATATAGTAATCATTGATTACTTTCTTCAATTCCTGATCCTTAATTAATTTCTTCAACTGAAGATATCCCTCTGGATTCTTTCCTGAATCTGTAGCATCAATACCATGACCGAAAATCATATCAATGATTCCAGAAGTTATAGCATTGTTAGTAGGAGATCCATTGAACCTGTCTATCAAATACTGAAAGTAATCATTATCATCTCCATACTCTACCCAACCCTTTCTAGGGTTCTCACTAATTACAGGGCTAGTATAACTAGATAATTGAACAAACTTGAACTGACTATTCTCCATAAATCTTAAACTCGTTATCCATAGTCTCCTCCGTAGTAGCCAATTTAGGCTGATATGTTGCTACTGAAGATCCTGAAGGAATAATATACATCTTGTCTTGTGAAAGTAGTTTGATTTTACCTACCTCCCAAATCTTGACAACATAAAAACTCTCCGCTACTAAGGCAGATACATCATAAGAGAAGGTTAGCACCTTTCTGAAATCATCATATGTTCCAGATATAGCAGTATCTACCTTCTCTACTCTTTGATCCTCAGATATGATTTCTATCTCAAAAGACTCCGTTGTGAAGTCCCTTAGATACATCGTAATCTGTGGAGTTGTATTTTCTTCTACAATAATCATCTAATTATAAAACCCAAAACAATTATAATGGTTACATTTGCCTAGTTCATCTCTCTTAGGTAGCCTTGCTACCAAAAAAGAAGCCCCTCCGTAATGGAAGGGCTTTTTTGATTCTATCAGGATCTGATCTTAGATATCAGTAATAGTTGAAGCATCAGCAGTAATCGTAGCATCTACGAAGTTAGCAGGGATCTTCTCCTGAGCGTTGAATGTCAAAGTATATCCAGACATATCACCCATCGCAGCACCTGTAACGATTGTACCACCATTAACATCAGCACCATAATCTAATCCCATTAGGAACTTGTTGCCGTTGTTATCTTCTATAATCACATGAGGACGAGCATAAGCCAATAATTTCAACTCATTGTGAGTTTGCTTAGTCATCTTCTTGAATGTAAGATTCAATACCTGATCAAAGAATGTAGTCCCATTCTCACGAGATGAAGTGATTGTCTGCTCAAAGCTAGAGTTTCCTTTTACTTCAAACTTGAACCAATCTGGAGTTCCTCCAAATGAGTCAATCACATCCGTATCAGTTCCATCATAGGTAATCGCACCTAATGTTCCGAAGTCAGCAAAGTAAACGGCAGTGATACCACCTACTACATCCTTACAGGGTTCGTTTCTTCCTTTTGTTAAAGCACACGCCATATTCTATAAGTATAAAAAAAAAGGGCAGACAAGCACTAGCCTACCTGCCCCTTTTAGGTTAATCAATCAACTATTAAGTATAGTATACGATGTCAGCACCGATACCAATCTGAACACCTGCAGTGAAGCGCATTACTACACGAACATTTTGTGATCCATCAAGATCAGCCATGTCTAGTAATTTCACTTCTTGGTGGTCGCTCAACAAACCTGTACCGAAGAACAAGTTAGATTTCTGTGCAGCTACCATATCGTTAGTAGGCATACCAGAAGCAACAAACAACTTAACACCATCAAAGGCTAGATCGCCTCCGTTGTACCAAGTAGTACCATTAGAAGCAACACCATTGCCTCCTAAGCCGTTAGCACCAAACCCACCTAAAGCACGAACATAAGCACGAGCGATATGCTGAGATACATAGATGTAAAGATCCTCTTTGCCGTATAATGCAGCAGGGATAGCATCAACTACTTTACCCAACTCATCAATAACATTAGCAGCAGTGATAGTAGTACCTACTACATCTACAACTGAAGCATCAGCAGCCAATAGAGCAGTGAAGCCATCAAACTCACCTTCGTTAGCATCAGCACCTGCCCAGATGTTAGTCTCATTCTTTGCAGCTACTTTAGCAGCAACATAACCGATTAGGTAATCAGCGAAGTTTGCAGGTAACTCATCAAAAGCAGAGTAACCCATAGAGATCGCTTCCCAATCCGATACAAAGTCAGATTTACACAATTCTAGGTTTACCTGAAGTTCTTTTGGAGTAAGAACCTTCTCAGCCAAAGTCAATGTAGAAGTATCAGAGAAATCACAAGTTGCATCTTTAGTGATAGCATCCAAGTTCATTGTCTTTAGTACTTCTTTGTACTTGACATTTGGTTTAATAGTAATACCGCCACCTTCAATAGTGTCGGCACTCAATAATGCAGCAGAAACATATTTCCCTGCAAATTCACCAGCATAAGTGGTAGTAATTGAAGTGGTTGTAGCCATTTTTCTTCTTTATTTAAATTAGGATAATTTACTCATTACACGAGATAAGGTAGTAGCACCAGCCTTATTGCTGAACTTCACCATATCTGGTTTCTTATCAACAGGAGCAGCAGCTACTTTCTTAGCAGCAGGTGCTTCATCAGCACTCATCTCTACTTTCTCCTCTTCTTTAACTTCTTCAGCAGCCATTTCTTCCTCTTGAGGCATCATAGCAGCAATCATTTCTTTAATCTCATTAATAGCAGCACCGAACTCTTCCTTAGTTACATAAGCCATCTCCTGCTCTTCCATAACTTCCTCTGTAGCTTCTTCCTCTACTACTTCCTCACCTGCTTCACGAATCTCAGAGATCACACCTTCCTCAACAATAACGAGGATACGACCATCTTCCAACTCATGCTCTCCTACAGGAGCAGCAACTTTCTCATCATCTTCACCAACTAAGAATACATTCTCACCTGCCTCAAATGATTCTGCTTCAACTACAACACCTCCTGCGAGTTTCATTGTAGCCATCTCAACTTTTACTTCTTCTTGTACTTCCTGAACTTCAGGAGTTTCTTGAGGAGTAAGAGCCATTTCAATCTTCTTGAATACTTCTTGTAGATTCATTTTTCTGAACTTTTCTAATTAAACAACTATTTATTAAGATTTTGGGTTATTTTCATAACTGATCCAATTCCTTCAATTTACTCTCTGCCCATCTCCTAGCACTTAATCCACCCCATAACATATATGAGATATATCCACAGGATGTGGTATCTCCCTCATCATAGTATTCCTGCGCTCTACTTAGGTAAGAATACATTCTCTTAATTGTCTCAACTGATAGAGGTTGCTTTTGGGCTAACTGCTGCGCTCTGACTTTACCCACTTGAGTAGCACACTTGTTGCCTTGCTTCTCATTGAGTTCAATTCCCTTCTTCGCATTGTTAGAAACTGAATCAGGATAGTCTCTGTATGATTCCATTTCCAACTTCTTCCCATTCTTGTATCTCTTGTCGTTCTTTACAGAACCTTTGATTATTCCCAGAAGATAAAGTGAGAGCAAGTGGTCTGCTTCTTCTGATTCAATTCTAGATAATTCTGTATTGATTTCAATAGCCGATTCTCGCTGCATGAACCATCCCTCAATACTGAATCCTTTGACCTTCCCACTTTTGACATATTCATTCCAGATATCCTCATTATTCACCTTCATACTTACCATCCAAGTTCCTACAGGATACTCTAAGCCATAGGCTCTGCTCTTATCCTTCTCTGGATCTTCTATGATCCAACTCTCAACTAATGATAAGCCTGATATCTTCTCCTGATGCTCTAGCGTAGCGTTACCCTGCTTACCATTCATCAGATATAATTCTGAGGCTCTACGGATTGTCTCCTTCGTAAAGAATACATAGTATTCCTGATCACCATCAACTCTATAGATAGGCTTTTCTGGAATCATTGCTGCTCCCATCAGGATCTTCTTCTCCTGATCTATCTCCTTGAATTCAAACTTATGATCCTTACTCATAGTGATAAAGTCCTCCTCTATAGCAGGATGCTCTACGATGCTTATCGCATCTATACCATGAAGGAGTTTATCTTCATCTAATACTAATTCAAAAAACTTCATATCTATCCTATTGTTGCCGTTTCTCTAATCTTTCTATCCATCTTCGCTGCACTCTGCACATCCTGATTCACTACATATGCTCTCACAGGAGTCTTACTTAATGACTCTGTAATCTGATTACCTAGATCTGATACCTGAGTATCTAATGACAATCTAGGAGTAATTGAAGGTGCTGATATCTGTGGTCTAGGTGTTGATCCTCCACCTCCGCCTCCTGTAGTCGCAGGAATTGGTGTAGCATAGATCTGTCTTACTGATGCAATACCTGAAGCTACAACTCCTGCTGCTGCTACCGCACCAAATATACCACCTTGCGCAAGTGCCTTAGTAGCACCTGTATATGTATTGATGATAGCCTCTGCAGCACTTAGTGCTTTTCCAGATTGAGCATTCTCTCCTGCTAATTGACTTAATGATCCTAGAGTACCTGCAATGATATCCAACTCAGCCATCTTCTGGCTTCTTGTCTTCTTAAGGG